CCGAGGTGATGCCTTGGTCCACCTCCAGCGAGAAGGTCCCCGAACCCGCCGAAGAAGTGCTGATCGCCGCGCCGTCCACCACGTTGGCAAAGTTCACCGTGGTGCCAGCTACCACGCGGATGTAATAGACCACCCCCGTGAGCAAGCCGGTCGGCAAAGACCCACCAGCGGAAACCGAGAGAAGGACGGGCGTGTTGTTAGCCAGCGCGCTAGAAAGAACGAAGTCAGTGGCTGTTGACCGAGTGAAGGTCTGCGTGCTCAGCGCTTGCGCACCAATAAAAGACACGTAGTCGCCAGTCGAGCAGCCGTGCGCGGTGTCCGTCACAGTGATAATGGCCGAGCCAGTCGTGGCAGCAAACGGATTGCTCAAAGGTCCCGCATACTCGCGGATCGGCGTGATGTCGTTGTATCCGCCACCTTCTTCGATGTAGAACTTCTTGTTGGTGCCCACACCGGTGAGCACCGTCGGGACGGTGATCGTGCCCCAAGTCCACAGCGAACGGCACACACCCTCGTAGGTGTACGGCGAAATCTGCTCCCACCCGCCGAGCTTTTCAGGCGTGCCTTGACGAAAGCGCACCTTGTCGCACGAGTACCAACCACCCTCAGTGGAATAGCGGGTGTTTTCTCGGTTAACACCGGGCTTGAACAAGATTTTCTGAAGTGGCATCGAAGCCCCTTTATGCGGTCATAACCTCTTGCGCGTGCTTGATGTGCGCAATCCGGTCGTCTAGCCCAATGGTACCGCCGTTGATCTTCTTTGTCATCCCGGTGTAGTCTTTAGCATCAGCCTCTTTATTAAGCTGGCGCTTGTTCCAGTACCACCCGGCGGTCAAGGCCGCATACTTAGGAACCAGCACGTAGTCAGGGCTATGGAGGAAGTCCATGTTCAAGGCGTCCCCGGCCAGCGTGTAGTTGTCCTTGCCGGTCAGTTGGATCAGCCCGCGCCCGTGGTACAGCCAACCATCCCCGGTCTCTTCGGTTCCGTTGCCCATGCGCCCGCCGTAGACCTTGTTGGCAATCTTCTCGGGGTTGCGGGCGTACTGCTGGGCCACCTCCATCGTTGGGAAACGGCTGGGCCACGTCTTCATCAGGGCTTCGGCGGAGTAGTTCAGGTTCTCCTCCAGCTTGGTGAAGTTCATGGACTCGTGCGCACACTGCCCGATAAACGCGGCTTGGCGCTCGGGGGTGTTGATCTCGTAGCGGTGGAAGACCTCTTGCAGCGGCTCGACCCAGTCGATGCTGATCTTGAGTTTGGCGAGGGTGTTGGCGAGACTCATCATTTAATCGCAGGTGCTTTAGAGAGGAGGTCAGTTTTAGCCTGAGAACCAGCGCTAGAACCAAAATAGTACGCAATGATCCCGGTCCATGCGGTGCCGAGGCTACCCAGCATCATCAGAATGGCGGGGTTGTTGCTGTCCACCTTGCCCAGCAGCATCATGATCAGGATGCCAAAGAACCCGAGGGTTACAAGTCCAGCAAGTACAGGGGGCACGATAGACCGGGTGGTAGCCTGCATTTCACGGGCAGACTTCCTGTCGTCCACCTCCAGCTTGGCAAAGTTCAGGCCCAACTCCTGCGCCTGCTTTTGGAGTTCAATTTCCGCCACCTTGACCTGCGCGATCTGGTCGGCGGTCAACTTATTGTCTTTGATCAGGTCGCTGACCTTGTCCTCGTCCACCCCAATGGCCTTGGAGATAGCGGAGACGGCCATACCGGCCAAGGGTCCACCCATCGCAGTAGCGATAGTGGGGGCGATTTGTTTAAGCCATTCCATTACTTTTTACTCCTTGAAAGCATAGTTGCCGCAATCTGCAAAAGAACCCGGTATTGATCCACATCCGGCGGCTCTTCCTTCCAGCCCACCGTGATCTGGCCCACGAACTTACCCTGCTCGGGCGGCACACTGATGCGGCACCCGTAGGTCATGCCCTTCTCCATATACCACAGCCCAATCTCAGACTGGGCGGTCTTGTAGTGACCGCAGGGAATTTCGCTTGCCATAAGCGCCACAACGTCCCTGTTGTTTGCAGCGTTTGTGGTGAAGAGGCCGACATCTAACCCCTCATGGGTTTTGTCCCTGCCGTCTTTGGTGTAGGCCCGGTGTAGGACGCGGGTGCCAAACATTGGGTTCACCTTGAAGATAGCTACAACCGTAGCTTCGGTGTTTTTGAACAGGTGCGCCGCCGCGTCCTCCACCCGGTCCTCCGCAATGCTGGGCAGTTTTTGCTGTTCCTTGTAGGCTCCAATCAGGAACGCTTGGTTTTGCCAGACGAAGTAGCCGACGAAGGTGAAGACGGCCATCAGCAGGATGGCGAACAGCTTGAAGGGCGAGTCCACATAACTGAGGACCCTATCCAACACAGTAATCTGCGTCTTCTCTTCGCTCACGACACAGCCTGTTTGACGATAAAGATAATGATGGTGCCAATAATGACAACGCAGATTGCACCGCCAACGATTTGCGCCATCAGCAGCCGCTGGGCCACCAACTTCTTGCGCTCAGCCGCAGCGATTCTTTCGGCTTTTTCCCGCGCCTGTTTAATCTTCATCCGCTCTTTGAGCATCATCTCCCATAACTCAGGGTACCCGCCGTAGACGAGCTGATGTTTGAGCGCTTCCTCTGCCTCACGCAGCGCGTTGGCCTGCATCACGATTTCCATCGCCCTGCCGGTATCAGACTTGCCCGACTTGCCCGCATCGTTGGCGGCTTTTTGAACTACGTCACGCGCATCAAAGAACTTACCAAACTCACTGACAAGGCCGTTGATGTCCTTGCCAAGTTTGATGGCCTTTTGAATGCCCGCGACCGCAGCTTGCGCGGTGGCAAATGCGGTGATGGGATCGATCATGTTCAGCCACGAAATAAAACCAAGAGCACGGGGACTGCGTAGTACACCAGCAAAACGATAGCCGCTACTACACCGGTGGCCACCAAGAAGGAGACCAACCAGTCCATCATGGTTTACTCCGGTTGCGGGTCAGCAGGCAGCGGCGTGTTGCCTTCTTCCAGCCACGCCTGAAACTCAGGATAGTCAGCCGTGCAGGTCAGGCGGCATTTGCCGTCGTCGTCGATACGGGCGTAGATGGTTTCGCCGCTAGCTTCTATGTGGTGAATCTTAAAAATCATAGTTCGGCACTCCAACCAAGATATGCGGTGCTACTGTTAGAAAGAATGACAGCGGCCTGACCGGCAGTTAGGCCAGAAGCAACATAGGCATTTACAGACCCCGTCAGTTCAGCCGTGCTTCCCGTAAAAGTAGGAACCGCGTTACACACCGTAGAAGTTGCCGCGTAGGCGATTGAATAGTCAGTCGCTGTACCCGTCGTTTCTACTGCTGTTGGCCTAGTACGCATCGTCACAGGAAACTGCAAATTGTTAACGGATTGCGTGGTGGTCTGGCTATTTCCAGAAATGCAGAGTGTGCGCGATGAAGCGCCGGGAGAGACCCGATAGTAATACCGCTGGCACATCATCAACTCGCGCCCGTAGTCGATCTGCTCGAAGGCCGAGGCGTTGGTGCCAGCTTCAAGCTGGACGCCGGTGATGTAGAAGGTGGCGCCATTGGTGCCGACTACGGATGTTGCGCCAGTTGCGGACAAATAGTTTGCGCCTGCCCAAGCCCCCGCCGTGCCACTGCTGTTCGACCCAACTCCAAGGCCAAACCAAAGTGCCAAACCCTTGCCGTTTGTCGTTAGCCAAGTGCCAGTCGTGTCGCCAGCAATGGTGACAGTCTTTTGCTCCCAAGTGTTCGCGGCACTGATGGTGTAAGTGAACGGGTAACTGCGGTTTTGTGCGCTGTTAGTTACCGAGCCACCAAAAGTTCCCGTCAAACTGGAACGCACTTGAAATGACAGCGTAACTGTTTGAGCACTAGCAGTGCCCCACCCAAGGTCAGCAACGTTCAAGCCTTCGATAAACTGAATCAATACAAAAGCGTCAGTCGATAGAACAGAATATGCTGACGACGATGTGGTGAGCAGTGAGTTAATAAATCCCGTAGGAGCAGTAGAAGACTGCTGTGAAGTCAGTTTTGACGCTTGGCTGACATAGTAGTTCCAGCGATCAACTACGTAGGTAAATGCCCCGTTAGCAGGCGTCACACTCGCCCCAGCATTGCGCTGGTCGATAGCCATGTTGCCGTTGATGATGCGGTTGCGAAAGCCCATCGAGCTGGGCGGGCTGGCGACGCCGGAGAAGACAGCATTGCTGCCGCCGCTGGCGTCTTGGTAGGTGTTTGCTTTTACGAGGCTCATCAGTATTTCCCTTCTGCAAAGACGTTCACGAACACCGTGCCGTCCTCAAGTGCTTCAACCTCATGCCACTGGCTGGCAACGAGGTTCACCGGTTGCGTGTCTTTGGTCATCACCAGCTCGCGGCCTTCTTTTCGGACGATGCAGCTGCCTGCGTGGCACATGGTCAGGTGCGAGTACGGATGCTCATGGCGCGGCAGCCCCTCGCCCTTGTTGGCGTGGTAAACGTTCAGCGTCGTGCCGTCTTGCGTCACGGTGAAGCGGGGGGCTAAGGTGATCACAGCGTCTGCGCCCCTTTAACTGTGGGCTGCTGAGTAACGTCACTCCAGTTATCGAGATCGTTTTCCGCGTACACCTGTTTAAGGTACTCAATGGAAGGTTGCTCGATGCCTTCCGCTGTCCATGCTTCAATCCACGCGTCGCTCATCGGAATGAATTTGGGCGTGTCTGCAACCTCCATTAGGCAACGGTAGTCCCATCCGTGTTTTACTTCTGGGTATAAAAACGTAATCGCTTTAATGGCTTGATCGTGGATAAAAAAACTCATCATGCTTCCCCTTTAAGCGGTGTTTTTAATGTTAAATCCGCGAAGACGCATAGTTGCGCCGCAACAAACATATTGGGTGCGAATTCCTGTAACCACACGATTTGAACCAAGATCGACAGTTACGCTGCCACCAGTAGTGGAAAAAGAGCCTGATTCCACAACAGTCCCCGTGTAGCTACAGTTCTGCGCGGCAATGCCTGCCGTCACCGTTGCCCACGTACTATCACCACGCAGATACGTTGTACTGTCTGCTGTACCAGTAGCAAGCCGCGCAGTGGGCACCGTGCCGCTCGTCAAGTTGCTTGCATTCAAACTCGACAAGTCCGCCGAGGTTGCGATCGTCCCCGTGCTATCCGGCAGCGTCAGGGTCTGGTTGCTGTTGCTGTTGGGCGAGGCAATCGTGAAGATGCCCGTGCCCGAGGCGTTGCCCGAAATTTTTACTTGGCTCATTGTGCGGCTCCTTCAAGCGCGGCGATGCGGGCGGTCAGGGAGGTGATGAGGGCTTGCTGTTCTTGGATGGCAGCGGTCAGCGTGGCGATCAAGAAGCTGGTGTCGATGCTCTGCGCCTTGATGCTGCCGTCTTCGTTGACTGCATCCTTCTCGCCAACCACCGCTTGCGGGCAAACTTCGGCAAGCTCGTGTGCGATAAAGCCCTCGCCAGCGGAACCGTCTGACTTCCATTTGTAGGTGCAAGGCTTGAGTGCGGCCACTTTGACGAGTGCTCCGGTGATCGGCGCAACATCTTCTTTCAATCGGTAATCGGAGGATGTTCCGTACGTCACGCCGGTGGTGCCGTTTTGAGTAATCGACCCGATCTGCGTTGCACTGCGTCTAAAAGTGGCAAACTCAAACCCGTTAGAACCGGCAGAGTTACCTGCTGAGAATCCGCCCAATGGGTAAATAGCAAACCCCGGGTTGGGGGTTGTACTCGTCGTCCCCACCAGCAGGTTCCCGCTGGAGTCGATGCGGGCGCGTTCGGTGGCGGCAGTCAAGAACGTCAGCGCGTTGGCTGCATCAGTAGCCATCCGCACAGAGCCATCAACCACATCATCAGAGCCAACAAAATTGAGCCAGCCGTTGGAGTTGACGCCATCAGTGCGTTTGACAGTCATGCCGCCGGGGTTGGTGTTAAAGCGCGTAACCTCCCCCGAGCTATCAATCCGCACGACCTCCGTACCACCTTCAGCAAAAGCGATGGTGTCAGCGGCGGGGAAGAACATCCCGGTGTTGGAGTCGCCGCCCGCAAGTGAGGGCGTAGATGCGCTGCCGTCAGGCCCGGTAATTCCGGTGGTTCCGCTAATCGTTACTGGCATTTCAATTCCTTCCTTAGACCACAGTCCATACCGCGCCGGACGACACCGTCACCGTCACACCGCTGTCCACCGTGATGGGGCCAAACGTACCGGCGTTCTTATTGCCGGGGATGGTGTAGTTGTTGGTCACCGTCTGGTCGTTTTCAAAAAATACTT